GTTAACCGGATTCTCTTGTTGCTTGGCGAAGTGTGACCTTCCCAAGCGTGAGATTGTTTGATGTAGGGGTTGTACCCAAGCACAATCTTAGCTTTTGATTTCGACGCCATGGTCAAGACGAAGTCCTGCGCTCCCGTAAATGGAGTCCACGGTAACGAGCCAGCCGAGAGATCTCTGCCAGTACGTACCTTGGGTTCTAGGTGCCAATTGTAACGCCAACGCCATAGCTTCCTTGTGGAATGCCATGTTGTGGGTGTCTGGTCCTACGCCATCAACCGGAACCTGTGTAGTGTAGTACACAGGGACCCCGTAAATCTCTCCCCAAAGATAGCGATTGTTTGGACCGCGTTTCACTGGAGTCGGATTGTCGTATTGACCTAGATAGTCTGCTTTCACAAACTTGTCTAGCTTCATCAAAGCCGCTTTTTGGGACGGCTTTAAGACGATAGCTCGGTCTTCCATGGGGGCGTTTGCCTCATCGAGCGCCTGAATCGCTGCTACCAGTACGGGGTCTGTAATATCCGTTCCGTACGTTCCCACTGCTGGGTTCGTAAAGGTGGAATACAGGGCAAGCAAGTCAGAATCAATCGTTTGAGCGATTGCGTATCCTGCTTTGCTTGTGTACTCTGCCATCAGATCGTAGTTCGATTGAACTTTCACAACGTCTTCAACGAGGAAGCTGGCTTCCTTCCATTTATCAATTGCGATTGTTCTCTCGCTTTCAGTTACTGATTGGAGAGTTACATCCGTATTGGCAACTTTGTCATTCGCCACGAGGTTACTAACCTCTGGAATATGAACTGTGTCGCCACGACCTTTGACCAAGGAATCATACCGCTTTACCAACGGCGCTACCACAAGTGCTGCTTCCTGTGCTCTCAATGTTTCCATTGACCACAACTCTGGAATAAACACTGCGGCTGTCGTTGTCGTAATATCAGCCATGATTTATCTCCTTGTATCAAATGCGTTTATACGAGGGAGAGTTACTTAAATAGATCACCCAATAGAGGTAATAATCTTTCTCGGTTTTGATCCCACCATATCTTGCCGTCTTTCTCACGCAATCTCTCGCGCAAGCCTTCAAGCGTCAATGGTTCAGTGTGACCAGAAACAGACCCACTCGGTCTTTCAGAGTAGGCAGATGGTTCTTGCGTTCCACCCGTGTGTTCCTTAGCCCAACTGTCGAAGATTTCATCTCTATACAAATCGTCATACGCCTTTTCAGGATTATAGACCCCCGTTTGCTTCATGTGATTTTCGATTTCTGCCTCGTCAAACCTTGGCAAACCGTCTTTCCCATTATGCAAATTAGCAAGTCGTGTGTACTCTGACTTAATCAAGATTTCGTCTTCCAACTGTTGTCGTTGAACGGCGACCTCCTGTTGCTGTCGAGCTTCCATTTCCTGCTGGTCTTTCTTCGTCCAGACTCCGAACTTTCGCAAGTTCTCGATAGCGAGTTCCTGCTCTGGTGTCATCTTCTGGTCGTCGATTGCATCCTGCTTTGGCAATTCCGATGGATGTGAAAGAGCTTGTGCTTTTGTTAGTTCTAGTTCCTCGCGTGCTCGGATAGCTTCCGCTTCCCAGTCGTGAGCCTTAGAAATCAGTTTCCTGACTCGGTCCTGTGTCCGACCTCCTAACCTATTCCACTCAAGTTCCTCTGGTGATAGTTCCTCACCCTGACTTTGATCTGCTGGCGATGCAGGCGGTTGTTCATCCGCGTTGTCTGGCACTACTTTCGTGGTGTCATCCATACAGCCTCCTTTTCTCAACGAAGTTCAGGCTCGTGAAACCTGCTCCGTAACGTGGAGCGTGCGATTTAACAACCCAACAGTTGCCCATCGGTTTGTTACATAAAGGCATGAAGCTCTGAAGTAAAAACCTCTTGCAAGATAAATACCTAGAAACTTCGCGCCCTTGTGTAAGCCCTGTTCATCGCAGGGCTTCGATAGGTATAGCTTACGCCGTATCCTTTTTAATTGTTTGATCTGTTTCTGCCTGTGTCACTGGGACACCACGAGTTTCCAGACCAAAGCGAGTTTGGATTTCTTCACCTGCTTTTCGCAGGTTCCGTTCTATTGCGTCTTTTTCTTCGGGAATTGTTTGATAATCACCAGTCATCGGTTTTCCTGCCCATTCATCTGTTGAGGGGAACCGTTGTTCTGGCTGCGGACCAGTATCAGTTACTGCACCTGTCACCGCTGACGGTGGTGCTGCATTTGTCTGTCCGAGAACGTGCACAGTCGGGTCGAGATTTTTATTTTTCTCGTCTACTGGCGGTTCGGTTGTATATTTCATGCTACCTCCTTTCTAAGGTAAATAAAACTATTTGTCAAGCAGTCGGAACAGGAACAGGCGCGACTTGTTGTTCTAGCGTTGTCGCTGGTCCACCCATTGGCGGTCCACCTGCTTGGCTTACCCCCTGTTGTAATGCTTGCAAAACTTCAGGCGGTAATTGTTGTGCTTGCTCTGGAGGAATAGGCGACTCTGTTGGCGTTGGTTCTAGCGTCTGTGATTGCGGATTTGCTGCCTGCTCCATCAATGCTTCATGCTCACTCATGTGTAGCGATACAAGTTTATTGTCTTCATACGGTTTATGAACAGAGAGATGTACCTTGTGATCGTCTTCTGGCATCGGCATGACTCGCTCATCACCAGCAAGTAACATATCATTTTCTGTCTGTGCCAATTCTTCCTCGGTCAACTCTGTTTCTGTTATCTGTTGCGCTTCGCGGCGACTCTTTAGCAGTTGCTCCTGACGAGTGCGAGAGATGATTGTGTCTACATCGCCAAACTCCAGATGCTCAAGTAGAGTCCGTTGGTCAATAACTCCTGTGGAGTACAGGTCTTTCAGTTCCTGTTGTCGTTGCTGCTTACTGTAAGCAAGCCATGAACCAATTTGTACCCTGATGGTATTGTCTGCTTTAATGACCACAAGCGGATACTGCTTTTCTCCGATAGTGACGGTGTTGCTTTTCCTGTTCTTTGCATACTTTTCTCCGATAACTGCAAAGTAGTCTGTCTTCCCTGCAATGTTTGTCGCACTCACGAGCTGCGGGAACTTGAGATTTTCAGATACCGTCTTGAGTATTTTCTTTGCCACTTCGATGAGGAAGTCTTCCAGATTGTCTACCAAATCATCCTGATTGGTAGCGTCTGCTTGTTTGAGTTCTGCAATGCCGATACCAGAATGAACACCAGTCGGAACACGTCCGAGTGATGCGTCATGTGCTCCCGCGATGTCTTCAAAGTACATCCGCATACGGGAAACCTGTGACTCTGCTTGATTGGACATGGGCTGGATCGGGAGCGTGTGAACGTCTGCGCCTCTATTCTTTTGGATGATTGATCCATGCTGATTGTCGATAACAGAAATACCAGCGTTCTTATCAATGACCAGTCTGCCTTTGTTGAACTTATAATTGTAATCGAATATCGAAGACTCCAGCGCATTGATGACGCGGTTGATGGGGATAACGTGACGTGCCCATCCTTCGCCGTACACTTCGTTTGGATTGATGTCTGCCTGATACATACGGAATGGGAAGTCTGACGTGTCAACATCCTGAACCAGTAATGGCTGGGTGATGAGGTCAACCCATGTGATAACCTGCATGGTTATTTTCCCTGTCCGCTCATCGTGCTTTTTGAACCATCCCTCTTTGAGAATGACGGTCTTGGTTTCATCGACGTTCCTCGTGCCACCTTGAAACTTGATTGACTGCAAAAGAAATTGTTTGTACTCGCTGGCAGCTGGTCGCATCTCGCCAGTCGTCAACATATCCGTGTGATGGTAGTTTGGATTGTTCTTTACTTCGTCAAGCGGCTTTCTCACTGCTTTGATGACATACTCTGCATCCGTAAATGCCATGCCGTCTGTTGCTGCGGGGTCCACATAGAAGTCAAACGGATCAGTTCCCCAGATAAACACAAAGCCGTTCGAGCCATCGGGCATCAGCTGGTCTTTATCCCATCCGATTTGCCATGCGCCACCGACTGAAAAGATGAGTCCTTGAGTGACGATCTCTTTAATTTTCTTCCGAAGCCTGCTCCATTCGTACACGAAGTCTAAAAGTTTTCCACTATAGCGTGCATTATCTTTTGTTTCATCGTCGCTATTGTTCGGGACCACTTCCCACTTTGGACGAAACACCACTGCTTGATTGCGGATAGAACGGATCGCAGCAGCTGTAAGATTAACAGGAATCTTGGTTGTTGAAACAGAGGACATGATGACCGACTTGGTTTGGGGGTTGTACTTGGTAAATTGGTATCCCCTGCGGAATAAATCACGTGATAGCCATTCCCAATCATATCTCCTCCGTGCATCTGCCGCGACTTGAAACTTTTGTCTGGCTTTATACACCAGCATTTCTTCGCTGACATTCTGTGGAACACTCGACAATAATTTCTTTTCCAGCTCCAAATACTTCGCTGTTTCTGGCGGCTGCTTAGACGTATCCTTGTCTGAATCTCCAATAACTTTAGGTTTTAGTTCTGCCATATCAATTCACAGGTGGTTGCTCCGTCGGTTTTTCTTCTGGCGTTTCTGTTTCCGATACGCCGTCGGGAAAAATCTTTATTTTCCGTGCCCCTTCCTGTCCCTCAATCTCAAGATTAAACTCATCGGGAAACTTAAAATGGTGTGCATCAGCGAGATTGATAGTGTTTTCTTCTGCTTTGATTTCATTTGGTTCTGACTTTGGTGTTTCATTTTTACTTCCTCCATCTATCGTAAGCAACTCAATAAACGCCGTCAACTCCGACTTGATTTTCGGTGGACACGTTGCGATCCCCAGCAGTCGTAAAATGATGTCGCTCGCCTTTGATGCTATCATAAACCATAACTGGGCAAATCGTTTAATATCCGTGATTTATCAAGTGCGGGAAGAAATGAAATCGTATCCAGCCATTCTTTCAATGCTTCAATCTTGTCTGCTTCGGGGTCTAATTGTGCGAGGAAATCTACAATGTCTTGACGGGTGAGCATCCCTGCGGAGTTCGTAAGTTTATTAAATCTGACTGCGGCTGCGTCTGCAATTTCCTGTGGAGTTCGCATAGGTTCACTATCGTACAAACGAAATATGTTGTCAAGTTTCTACTAAACTGCTTATTTTTGGAAATCCCTCAACTCTTGTTATCTTACCACCTTTTACAAATGCTGTCAGATGTATTTCCCCGTGGTCCATATCTTTAATGAGTTTTGATACGAGAACCTCCATGGTAAACAGGGAGGGAAAATCATTGCGGAGCGTCCGCATAAACTCAATCCGTTGTTCGTTCGATGGCTCAATCATATAATTGATTCAGAACTACTGTTGCCCATTGCCATATCAAACTCTGAAAAGTTCTCCGTCTGCGCGAGCGGTTGTTCTTCCATGATAGCATTTTTTGCAACTGCTGCCAGAGGAGTCCTGTTGTACATCTGAATGGCAATCATCAATGCCACCACCCTGTCATCGTGTGACCCAGTTGCTGCATTAGTATGACCGCTTTCGTCATATTGGTAGCTAAATAGTTCAAACAACGTCCGCTCGTCATGCAACATAATATGCTTATCCCGTATCGCCCGCACGCCATCAGCAACCATCAATGGCTTCGTCTGCATATTTGTTACCCAGCCTAACTCTGGCTTGAGCTTGTCATCTAAACGTCCGATGGTTTCCCGAATGTAGAGCGTTGGATAGTACAGCTCACGAAGCACAAGGATTGTTGCCAGTCCTATGCTGTTTCGCTCTGGCGCAATCATTGCTCCGTTGTAGTACATACCCAGTCGGTAGAGTTCACGACCAAATACATCAGGATCAGCTCTCCCATGCCACACGGCAACCTGTTCAAAGGTCTTTCGATCCAACACTTGAGCGCAGCAGTAGTCACCGCCCGACGTTCCCTCTGCAACGTCTGCGCCAATAACGTACTGACTAAACTCCTGTGGCTTTTTCCAGACACTGACGAATCCCTGCTCGTTTGGATCAATGGTAACAGGGTTGTGTCCAATCAGATTACCAACGAGAAGTGGTGGACGAACCTGCGAAGAAGTATTTTTATACCATTGCAATACTTCAACGGGGAATACTGGATTTCCAGAACTGACAAACGCTTCCTCTGGAGTCATAGGATACTCACGCTGGAATGATGTTTCGTTCGTAAACTCTGAAATCTTTGCACGCCTCCATGCGATCTGTCCCTCGGTGAGTTTGTACAACTCTTTCATCGTCTGCTCTTTTGTCGTCATCTGCACATGAATCGACGCTGGTGCAGCATATTGTGGGAAATCCTGCCATCCAAAAAAGTGTGGGACATAATTGTTCGTACCATTAACGGAATCGTTCCACATTTTATTGAAGAAATCGCCATATCCCCACGCTGTTGATTCAATGATGATTCTCTTGGGAGTCCCTGCTTGGGATGCAGCCAAATAGACCTGCTCTGGCTGGGTGTAAAATGCCATCTCACTAAAGTGAACGTTGGTCAGTGTCGCCGAGCGTCCGAAGTTTCCTCCCCCTGCTGTACCGATATAGAAGAACGCATTGTTTGATTCGTTCACCAGTTCTGTTCTGGTGTTGTAGCTTAGTGGCACTTTTTCTCCTGTTCTGTTTTCAAATGATTTGATAAAGAACTTCACGCGGTCAAATAATTTGATGACGCTGTCTTTATCGTGAGCAATACACACGCTTCGTGAGTTGCTGGAAAAGAGAAAGTCCGCAGTAAACAGTGCAAGAATAAGCGAAGTAATCCCCTCCTGTCGTGCCTTGAGAACAATATCACGCCCTGTAAGCGAATCGTAGAGCTTCTTTTGAACGGGATTGAGAACAAGCGGGACAACCTTCTCGTTTTTATCTACGATTGCAAAGTTGTCTTCGATAATAAGCTGGTAGTCCAATTCGTCATCCATTTTGTTCCACGGTCACATCCTCTATTGGCGGTGTATTCTTTTTTACATACTTCTCCCGTAACCCAGCAAAGACATTGACCTGTGTATTTGTTTGATTACCGCCGCGCTTTGCTTGTCCATCATAATTTTCCAGTAGCCACTTTGCCGTGTCCACTTCTTTCAAATCGCCAGTGATGGTCATACGGGCTTTCATAAAGGGATTTTTCTTCAGTGCCTCTTTTCGCTCGATATAATCTGGGTTGGCATTTTGGTAGTTGTATAAACTTGCGGGGTGAATGTCTGCATATAAACACGCTTCTAAATCCGTGCAACCCATGAGAAAAGCCTGATCCAATTTTTCGAGGATGTCTGGTGTCATTACCGTTGGTCTACCAAGGGTTTTTTTCTCTTTTTTTACTTCAACAATTTGGGTGGGTTCATCTGCCATATTTTTCGAGGAGTTTCTTCAGTGTATCTT